TGAACCACGAATGATGATGTTTGCTCCGATCTCTGTGTTAGGTATCCAAGCCTTAGACTTAAGAAGTTTTCCGTAGAATGAAGGTGAACATACAAGTACCTTGTCTCCATCAATATCTTCGCCAAACTTAATAAGTGCAGATGCAATAACCTCTGCTGCATCCTCGCTTGCACCAGCCGTATAGTTAAGTGATGCGTTTGCGGCTACGTTTGTGATAAGAGCACCTTCAACGCCGCTTGCAAGTGCTATAAGCACCTGTTTAGATGCTTCGTTAGCTACTGAGTTAGCGTTTCCAGAAAGAAGTGCCTCGTCTGTGAACTGTACCGCCTTACCATACTTGCCAACCTTTACAGGTTTTGGGCTAGCTGTGAGTTTTGCAATCGGAATGTCATCTCCTTCGTTTACTGATACTGCATCCCCAATGTATGTATATGAGGGGAATGACAGTGTGTCACCTGGTCTACCAACAAGAGTATTGTCAATAGTCGCAAGTGGACTAAATCTGATATAGTCAACTAACTTCTTATCGATTTCATCAGCAATTACTTCTGGGTCGATAAGGTCAGTTAACATTGTGGTATACTGTGTTGCTGCCATGTTTTTGTCCTCCTTAGAGATTTCTTAATCTTTGATATTCTTCTGGGTTCTGTCTCTTAAGTGCTGTCTTTTCGACAGGTCCCATGTTGTCAAATTCCTCTTTCGTGATAACTCTGTCCCCACCGCCTGTGCTTACATCAGGTCTTGACTTCAACCACTCAGCCTGTGCCTCTTTAACTCTTGCGTTAACAATGTTATCGATAATGTTTGCTACGGACTTATGGTCGTTATCTCCAACCGCTTCAATAAGTGTGTTGATGGTTTCTTCGTCTGAGGAAATTGACGTATATGCGTTAGAAGCCTTCAAACGATTTAATTCAGCCTCCATAGCCTCCATCTTTTCTTTCTCAGCCCTTTTAGCTTCTTCTGCCTCTGACGCGGCCTGTTCCTCCGCTGTCATTCTCTGGCGAAGCTGTTTCGTTACATTCCCTAAATCTTTCATTTTGCTATCAAGATTAGATTTAAGGGTGGCGTTTCTAGCCGTTAAACTCTCATTAAGTTTTTGCTGTTCAGCAAGCTGTCTCTGTAATTCTTCGATTGATGGTGTCTTTGTTTCCTCTGTGGTGGTAGATTCAACTTCTGCTGAACCACCGTTTTTAAGTTCTTCTGACATATCTGTTTTTCCTTTCTGTGTTTGATTTGTAACTCGCTTTTCTCTAAGCGCATATTCTGTGTTTTTTACTAGCTTCTCTGCTAAAAATTTGTATAATAAAAGCACCCATACAAAAGTTTGGGTGCTGTATTATTAGATTAGTGTGTACCACTCTAACCAACATCTGCAATTAATTATTTCTTCAGGACTTGCCCCTAGTTCGTCGTCTTGGGGGTACCTCATAAGACTACCGTTTACGTTGAATACACCGTCTGCTTCTACAATCATTCCGTCCATAGAAACGTGCGACGCTCTTACTTCTTCATCTTCCATTGTTCGCCACATCTTGTATGCGTACTTATCAACATTCTGCTCATACTCGGTATGGTTCCAAACTACCGATGCTTCGTTAATCGCTATCTTCCTTGCCCTTGTATCTGACGTATAGTAGCTTGGTTTCTCTTCTGGAATATAAACGGTTTCTTCCACATCGTTATCTATATGCGCTACTGTGTTACTAACTATCTGTTGCACTACGGTAACGGACCTTTTGACTAAATAGTCATCAATCGGAACATCGTTCTCTTTCAGTGCTTCAACATATCTATCTGTCAGTTCTGTTTCAATAGCTTCAACGGGCTTGTTTCCCTCTTCCATAGCCATAAGAAACAAAATCATGATTAGTTCGATGTCTTTTGCAAGTTTTATTCGTTTTCGCTTTTGTTCCTCGGAAATCCCCATAGTGTTAAAGTATCTCGCAATATCCAAAGTAAGGTTGTTAGCTTCATCAAATTTTTGTATTGCCATCTAATCACCGCCTTACTTTATGGGCTTCTCGTTCTCTTCTTGCTTATTAATGCCATCGAGTGAAGGGCTGTTGACTATTTGATCTGTATAATCGCCCATCAGCCTTGTGTTTGTTTCTGCATTATTATCGGCAAAATTCTTTTCGTAAAACTTGTCGAGATACTCTTTCGAGTCTGTAATTACCTGGTTAACGTCAGGAAACGCGTTAACTTGTTCAAGTGCGTGCATCGGGCTGATACCATGATTGACCCAAGTTGCATACGCATTAGCCTTGGTAACCATCTCGTAGGATTTCTGTCTGTTGACGTTAGGTCTTACGTCACTCGCCTTAAGTTTAAGCATCGGATTTGATACTTCTATGGTCTTAAGCGTTAGACATTGTTCTATGGCCTTAAGGACAACCCTAAGTTCCTGTAACTTGCATCCATAGAGGATCTCGGTTTCTTTAGTAGCCGCGGTTTCTGCCGCTGTCCAGCCAGATGCGTCAGCCATAGCAATACCCGTTGAACCACCTGTGGTATCGTTTCTCTGAGGAACATTGCATTTCTGTAATATGGTTACTCGCTTATTCTGTATGTTTGAAAGCATACCTGGATAGTCATAAGTTACGGATAACGGGTTAAGCATCGGCGTTCTTCCATCGTGTGCCGTATAGGTATATAACCATTGTCCGTCCTTCGGAGTAATAACATTACCGTTATCATCCTTTGCTGGTTCTATATCGTTAGCGTGCCAAACCGCCTGGGTATTTTGATCTACATCGTTAGCAAAATCGCTGTTCATAAGGTTTAAGGCGTCCATTTCAGGTATCTGTCTTTCGAACACGCCCATTCTGTCATAACTACGAATATACTCAATTATCGGGATAATGCCTAATGGGTTAATCTCGCCACTTCTGTTTGTCTCGGACAGATTTCGGTTATTGTCTTTATCAAAATACTCGTTAAGTTCATATCTGTTTTGGGATGTGAACGCTGTAATATGCCTTAATCCCTGAGTATCAACTGAGAATGTCACGCCTAAAACGGGTTTATGACCTAAACCGCTATACTTAACGATAAACGTATATTCGGGATCTAGCACATCAAGAGTGAAGTGGCTGTCGCCTTCCTCGTAATCGACATTTACATCGACATAAGTAAAGCCAATTCCCTTAACCTCAACATTTCTCGCAAGCATAGCTGTTTTGCTGCCTGTATAAAGTCCGTTCGCAAGGTGATATTCCTCGTTAAGCAAAGTAATTGCTTCAATCTCGTCTTTATTCTGTTTTTTGTTCTTATCATCAGAACCACGCTGGACAAACAGCATCGGACATCCCCAAACGTAATTTTGCCAAAACTCTGCTATCTGATTAGCCACGTTGTCAATATCAACTACATTTATTCCGGGTCTGTACGTCTTTTCTCTTTGCAAGGGCTGGTTTCCACGTTCATAGTCATCTAGGTATCTGCAAGTCTGTGCTATCACGCTATGTTTAACTAGCGCATCTTCCAATACCTCGATAATGTTGCTGCTGTTAATAGTCTTGTAATCCGTGTAGATTTCCTCTCTACCTCTGCTCCAATACATTCTAGGTGTTTTCGCAACAGGTCCATCACTTTCGCCTTTGAGATGTCGTTGTACTCTGTCCCTTGATTCTGGTAAATAGTTTTCAGTATCACTCATAATTTGCCCCTAACTTTCCATGCAAAAAGGACCGTCTTTGCACAAAACGGTCCTTTTCTTTGAGGTATGATAGTTTATCGAAGGAAGTATATCAATGTTTTCCAAGTTTACAAATAACACATTTTCGGAATGATTGCAATGTACCAAAATGTGCCATAGTGTACCAAAATGTCCCAAAATGTCCCAACTTTTCATTTTTTCGCAAAATTTGCCCCAAATCTGCGTTCAAATTCGAGTAATGCAACGCCATGAAGCCGATTTGCCTGTGATCTCGATATTGCCATTTTCTCACAGATGGATTTCCAATCATGACAGCAAATATATCTCAATGTCAGTAGCATATAAAACTCGTCACCCATTTCTGCGATCTGATTTCTCATGACAGCCATACGGCTTTTGCAAGCAAGCATTTCGAGCGCTATCTTGCCTTTTTGACTTTCGAGGCGTATCACAAGTTCGCCAATAGGATCATTAATCGGACTTGTCTGTACTCTGTCGTCAAAACTTGGACTTTTCAGTGTGATATAGTCGTTTTCAACGCCCTTGTACTCTTCAAGTGCCACGTTATACTTTGTTTCTAACCATCGATAGCTTTGTAAATACTGTTTTGCTGTCATAATACCCCCTAAAATGGACTATCCATTACGACCGCCCTACGGTCAAATGTGTCATATACTCTCATAGCTACTTGTGCTATGCTGTCAGGTGCGTCATCATGTAGGTTTTTCCCCATCGTGACAAACATAGACATTTCTTCAAGCGCTCTTTCGTACTGTGGCGAACGCTCATAAATCCTTATATCCTCGCCGTATTCCTCGGCTTTGTGCTTTGTTCCGTCCAAAAATCGGAATTTCTGCTTGACTACACCCTCGCTTGCCTTTATCTTGTCAACCTTCGAGGCATCGTTAGGCGCTCTCATGCTTTCACAGCTACACAGATACGCCCTTTTCCGAAGTTCCTCTTGGACTTTTGACGCATATAGCTGTCCACCAGAGTTCGCCTCAAAGATTATGCTCTTAATTCCGTGCTTTATAATCATATCCACGACACCAGGTACAGTTACCATTACTCCGCTAGAACTGAAATACCAATCTATGACGTAGATTATGTCGTCCGTCTGATCGTGTAAACATATCGGCATTGATACGCTATCACCACCACCGAAAGCGACATCCGTACAGACAACAAATCGGAATTTATGTCCTTGCGGCAAAACTCCGTTAAAGTAACCAAGTTCGTCTAGTGGGAACAACTGGCCTTCTCGGACGTATGGACGTTGCTGGAATTTTGCCATCCACTCGGCTTCGTTTCCAGCTTTTATTAGCTTTTCTCGCATATCCAGGTAGTAAACCGTCGAAAAGCCCTTAAATTCATACTCAAAGTTGCTCTCGTTCTTTTCGTTTAGCGCTGGTATCTTTCGGAACACATAATCATCATTACCCCGATACATTTCCTCTAGGCGCATAAGCGGGTCCATTACATTCCAGAGCGTTCCGATCATCAGCTGTTTTGAACCATCGTTCTGTCTGTCGCACATTTTGTTCAGATATTCTGCAAAAGTGTCATTCATTCGCTTTGGTGACAGGCTATGCGCTCTGTCTCGCACCAAATCGTCAACACATAAGTAGCCATCAGGTGATATATCAACCACTCCAGTCCAGGTACCATCGATACCACGACAAGTGATTGTTGGGAAGTCTCCCTTTGTCACGAACGATATTGTCATTTCCTCTGCCGACTTGTCAGCTATAAATTCCAACCCTGGGTTCATGTAGCTATACAGTTCCTCGAACGTGTATTCGTCTGTCGTAAAAATATCCAGCAACTCTTTGTAAAAGTGATTTGCAAGCATACCAGCGTGTGTGCCTATCGCATTATGGCTGTATGGATGCCTCATAACTATCCACGACAGAAAAAACAAAATCAAAGTCGATTTACCAACTCGTGAGGGCATCGAAAGTCCATATAACTTTTCTGTCTTGCTGTCCTCTAGTTTCTGCAAATCATCCACGACTATCTTCAAGGTTTTTCGTCTAGGTTCGTAAAATCGCTTTTCGTATGGGCGCTTGCGCTCCATGTAGAGCAGATAATCCTCGAAAAAGTGACAAGCACATACCTTGACCGTTCGCCAATACAAATCTCGCCATGTGTTGACGTGCCTTTTGTCTGTCGTGACTTCCTGTAAGGCGATTTTCTTGATGTAGTCCATGTAATACTTGTATTCGTGCTTGTTTACGAGGTCATCTTCCAGACCACCACGGCACAAGAGAAGCAAGTTTTCGTAAGCATCAAAGTCAATCCCTTGTCGCAACTTGTCTATTTCGTTTTTGATCGCTCGTTTGTAGCGCTTATCCATCAGCCTCTCCTAAACTTCGTACCACAACACGGACAATACTTGATCTTGAAAGTTCCTGAATGTTTCTCGACTATTCGCTTATGGTTATCCGTGATGTAGGTATGTATTATCGCTCCGTAATGCGCTGCTGCTCGCTTGACGTGCAATTTGCGGTTAACATCCTCAACCTTGTCTTGCATTAGCATTTCCTCGAAACTCAATCTCATGCAGAAGTCACATTGAGGGTTGCCTATCAGCATCGTTATCTTTTTCATTCTCAAACTCCATTGTTTAGGGCTACACCAGCGCCTTTGCCAGCGTAGCCCATTGTGAAGGGGGATTTAGCAAGTAAAGATTGCTAAATGATGCCCTAGCGGGGTTTTTGACGCCCCTTAACAGCTCTTGCTACTAGGGAAAAGGTGTAACATGATGTTGTATAATAACAAGGCTCTTTAGTCCTTGGAACAACCTTTGTGCTTTTCCAGCCACTCTATCTCGAAGTCGATATACTGTTTTGCTTTTCGCAAATCCGTGATTGCATCGTTATCAGGCTTTCGTCCGTTTCGCACGATGTACTTGACCGCATTTCCAAGATTGAAATTCAGCCCCCATGCCCTGATCGCATCTTTAGGCTCAATCTCGGAATACACATAGTGTGACGGACACTTAATGCTGTCGCTCATGTAATTTCGCCTCCATTTTCTCGGCTAGTATCGAACAGTAGTAGTCGCATAACCAATCCGTATTGTTCTTCGTGTCTTTCAGCAACGCCCATATCCCTAACAGCGTTAGTCCGTTGAACAACACGCCAACCCACACTAAAACCAAAAACAATGTGCTCATGTGATTTTTCTCCCGACTACTATCTTGCACTTCGTACATACGCAGACCGTGTACTCCGTATGGCTATGTGTTCGCTTAAACTCTTTGATCTCTTTACACCCACACCGAGGACATCCCATTGTCCCAAATCTGCGCTTGTACTCTTCCGCCGTGTATTCCCTCGACATCTACCCTCTTAACTCCTAAACTCTGTATATTTAATTAAACCTTCTCTGTCTCTTAACCGTATAGTCTTTTCAGCTATACTCTATGTTTAGCCCCTTAACTCTCCAGGTATAGTCATTTCGACTAAACTTTACCCTTATGACCTTTACGTTGAGATTATTTATATTTTTAGGGCGTATAGTTTTATTTTTTCCACATAGACCTTACGTAGTCCTTATGTTTAACGTATAGTCTTATACTCTACGTTCATCCTACGACTATACGTTCGTCTTTATCTTTACCCTTGGTCTTTTATATATTTTTAATCTCTGTGTATGGTCTTTATCTATATCCCTTGGCCTTATAGGGTTTATATTTATATATTATTAATTAAACCTTGGTTTATTATTTATATATTATTTATTTATACCCTATGTATTCCCTATACCCTAGTTTATTATTTATACTTTACGTACGCTTTGGATATACTCTATACCCTAGTTAACAAGGGATTTTGTTAACAGGAGATAGCTACTAGGGATTTAGTTAACAGGGGCTTGCTCGGGTGAGGGCCTTTTGTGAAAAAGTTGCTCGGGGGGTTACCCCCGCCCCCTCTCGGATGTTCATATAACCCCCCTATGGGGGTATTCACGAACGCCCGGGACACCTAGGACACGAACAACCGCCGCTGCATTCTGCCCTTTGTGCACTTTGCACAATGTCAAATCCCTGTTTACTTGCTACACCTCGTAAACACACTATAAACCGCTGTCTTTAGGGCTTTTTGGTGTCTAATAGCCCCGCCAATCTGTCGCGCTCCGTTGGTAGAACAAACACAGCGTTCACGGGTGCTAGTTGCTGGGCCTTGGCATACTCCAAACCTTTTTGGCTGTCATGGTTTGCCACCATCGCCAGCGGCATACCGCCCGCGTCGATTAGCTTATTTTTGAGGCTTTGGGCGTCATAATCCTTGATTGCCTTTAGAACTTGCAATCGCGCGGAGTTAGGCTCCTCGTCTATTTCCCATTGTCGATAGGTCTCGTGTGATATACCCGTCATAAGTCCAAAACAATACAACCCTTGTGACTTGTCAAAGTGTGACATGATCTCGATAAACTTAATAGCAACGGTATATAACAAGTCTATGTTTTCATAGTCTAGTAACGACATTTGGTTATAATTTAGAGGTCCAGGAGGTTTGAACACTTGTTTATAAATATATATAGCCATATTTACCATTGTGTTATGCTTTGTTGCGACCGTTGCTTTGTAGTCTGCTAAATTTATGCCACGTTCGGCGCAATAGGCATTTACTGCATTGTCGATTTTTTGTTCTACGGTCTCACGATCTAGTATTATGTTGTCTGGTATATTGTGCTTATATGCCATATCTTTATAACTCCCGAACTAACTATAAATCATAAATATATATATTGCCTGACAGCCTAGTAATACAAGGGTCACAGAACAATATAGTGCTGTCACTAACCTATTCAATAACCATATATAGCTATTTTATATATATTATATATAGCCTGAAGCGCTGGCGCTTTGCCTGATCGTCTCCCGGGTTTCCTGATCTGATCTGAAGCAGCGCGGCGGCCGTCCTGATCTGATACCATGATGCTGGAGCGGATGCCGCCATGATCTTATTGCCTGATGATCTCTGGACAACAAAAAAAGGACCGCGCAAACGGTCCATAAATCAAAAATAGCTAATCCTGGCATAAATGCCCGCTTTAGTTTTCAAATCCCCTTAAACGGGCTACAAAGGGCGTTAAAAGCCGCCTGTCGTTATCTTTCCAGCCTCAAAGCTGTTTTATAGTGCCTTATGTTACTAGTTTCTTTAGTGCCTTATTTCGTTAACTTTTCTATGCTTTCCAGCTTTTCAAGTACAGCTTGAATAATAAACTGATTAATGGAGCTATAACCGACCTTTTTAATCCTGCTTTTAGTGCCTTCTGGAAACCGACAGTTAACGCGCTCGAATTTATTATCGTATTTATTAATTGCTTTTCTCATAGCCTCTGATGTTTTAACGCTTTTGTTATCCATTTTTCAAACCTCCATATTATATTTTTGTCTATTATAAAGGCTTTTTGTGCCTTATTTCAAGTGTTTTTTGCCCTGGACCTATTATTGTTGCTTTGTGCCTTATATATATTGCACAATAAAACCTTTAATTTGTGCCTTATATTTTGTGTATTCTGTATATTGCTTTTGTGCCTTATATTTGTTATTATGTATACAACATCAAGAAGTGATAAACACTTGAAACTTAATCAAGTATAAACAAAATGCAAGCCGGGGCGCCGGGTGGAAAAGTAACAGGCGCAAGCGCAAAAGTATCTGGTCAAGCGAAGCGCTAGCGAATGAAACCAGAACAAACAAAAGCAAAGAACACCAGCCCCGAAGCGAAGGCGCCCGCCGTAATGGGAACCGCTAACACGTTTCGAGACCTGGGCGAAGCTAAACAGAACACCAAACAAATAATATTAAAAAATAGGAGGGTAACAACATGAATAATAATTTTGAATACCTTAAAAAAGAAGCTATGAAGGAAGCACAGACAAGGGAAGCTGACAGAATTCGCTATATCACAGAATATGAAAACAGCCTCAGAAACGAAAGCACAGAAACCCGCTGGGATCAGTACACAAGCGGAAAAATCACAAGGGAACAGGCCGTTGAGTACGCAACAAAGAGAATCAAAAAAGACATTGAAAAGAAACTAAATGAGACACTTGAACATCTTGACGCAGTTGCACAGGCTCCAGAGTTGACTTACATTTCAATCATAACATGGTACACACGCGGTTATACTTGTAAGGCCGAAGTTAGAACAAATACTGGTTATTATGAAGGCAGCGCGGGCGGTTATGGTTACGACAAGGAAAGCGCAGCCGTTGCGGAGTGCTTTAATAAGGACCTCGCAATTCTTAAAGCCCTTTATACAATCAAAGAAAAAGCCCTTGAAGAAGGACAGACGGACGAAAGCAAGACAGCCTGCACAGGGCGCGACAACCGCGACATCATAGGTTATGGCGCAGGATATACGGCAATACCATATTTTGAGGGCGGCGTTGGTATAGATTGCTTTTTCAGAATTTTAGAAAAGGCAGGATATAAAACAGAAACACACTGGGGAAGAAAAGAAAATCATTATCATACATACGCTGCATAAAAGCCGAAACGCCCCGCGCGGGCGTCACGGGTCAAGGGTGGCAACCTCCCGTCTGATGATGGCAAGCCGAAATAATAAAATAACATGGAGGTATAAAAAATGGGAACAATCAACTATAAAACAAGTGATTATATCACTCTGGGAGTTTTAACAAATGAGTACAGCGAAGAGGACATAGAGTTTCTTTACACAGAAGCACAAGACATTCTCGACAATTACAACTTTTATTATATTCATGTAGTTATTTGTCCGGGATATTATGAAGGGTTTTCAATCGATATTGAATTGAATTATCCGGTTTATTATGACGACACTACCGAAAAAAAAGAAGCACTAAAAGAGGTTACAGCCCTCAAAAAATGCCTTTTTGAACTTGCAAATGTTGGACTTTGTGCTTGTACTCCTGGATGGTGTACGGGATACGCAGACTATAAAAGAACAATCGCAGACATAAAAAACGCAACAAAGGAAATAAAAAACGACATTTGCGCGACTCCAACTTGGAGAACATACGCAAAAGCAGAAACAGCATAAAAGGGAGGTTCAAAAAATGAAATATTACTTAACAATCACAGCGAAAAGAAAAGACGCAAAGCGTCACATAGTAAAGAACGGTTTTAACCGCACTTTTGAAACGATCGAAGCAGCAGAAAAGACAGCCGCAAATCTTAACCGCAATTATATCATCGAAATATACAACGGCAACTGGGACCTTGTAAAGGTCGTTAACGGTTAACACACCGCCCCGCTTGGAGGACAGACAGCCGATCACCACGGCGGCGGGGATTTCCTAAAATAAAAATTATAAAAATGGAGGTAGAAACATGAAGAGAATACCAGTTGAACAAACCGTTGCGACTTACAACATAGACGACATAAAAGCGGGCTTTAGCGTTGACATTGTGAGAACAAAAAACGACGTAAAGTTATATCTGTATAATAGGGGATACATTTATAAGGAATTTATTACAGCATACGCACAGCCTTATTTTATAGACCATGAAGAAGTCTACTTCACAGATGAAAACATGATAGACAAAATAACACAAGGCGACATAGACCAGTATATTATAGATTGTTTGAACTAAAAGGGAGGGCGACAACATGAAAAAATACGAAGTAAACTATACAGACAGCACAACGGGCGCCACTAGTGCGATTGATACCATTGCAGCGCCCAACGACTACACCGCCGCCGATTATATCAGGGAGTGCGAGGAAAACGGCGACCCCGATTATGTGGAAATGTTGCACGATGGCATTATTACACTTGTTAAAATAGACTAAAAGGGAGGTTGAAAACATGGCAAATATAACACAGTACAGCGGCCCCGCTTTTGAAACTTATGACAAAATCCAGCACGGGCGCGATGTTATAATCATTAATCAGGTTTATGAGAGTTTGACCGCTAATTGCTTGTTTTATATCAACTCAAAAGGATATATGCACATACTAAAGCCCGCGGCCGTAAAGTTAAATCATAAATTGACGGGTTATTGTATGATTGACTATCTTTTGACAAAAAATAACAAGCTGGAGGAAAAAACCAGAACAAAAAGCCTCGAAACAATCGAAGCATTAAAAGACTATATTTCAGAATTAATCACAGAATAAAAAAGGGGGTGAAAATATGTATGCAATTATAGCGGTTGCGGTCCTGGCTTTTCTGCTTTACGTCACGGGCGCCGCGCGGCGTATCCTGGACGCTTGCAAGCTGTCCAGCGATCCCGAACCCATACAGGATCACGAACCCGAAGCAGAAACGGAAACGGAAACAGAAACGGCGGTGACAGCTTCGGGATATATTGAAAGTAGGAAGCAGCTGGAAAGAATAGCGGCTTGTATAATCACTTGCGAAGGTTACAAGGGCGACAGCTTCGGGCTAGTAAGGGAGTTAACTACAAATGAATTGATAAACATAATAAATAGGGGCATATAATACAAGGGCGGCTGTTATAACCGCCCTAAAAAAAGACCCAAAAACAGGACGCGCCACAAGCCTTTTTTAGGGCATTTTATAATCTACCCTAACAAATACCCACTAGAACATCTAAAGCCCCTTAAAACGCCTCACAGAGGGCTCAGAAGGGCATAAAAGCCGCCCGGTATATATCCAAAAATTATCCCGGTTAGACAGCCTTAACCCACAAAAATCCGAAAAAAATCGGGTGTGTGTGTCATTTTTTGAAAAATTGAAAAATCCCAAAATCCTTGACAGGGGGGATTTTTATATAAAGCAAAAAATTTTTTTGAAAAAATATTTTTGAAAATCGAAAGGAGTAACATCATGAAGTACGCATATATAAGGGTTTCAACAATCGAACAAAATCTTGATCGCCAGCTTGAAGCTATGAAGCGCCATGAAATACCGATGGATAACTATTTCACGGAAAAGGTATCAGGAAAGGACACGAACCGTCCAGAGTTACAAAAGTTACTCGCAACCGTTAAGGAAGGCGACACGATATATATACATGACTTTTCGAGGTTGTCCAGGTCAACATCTGATCTGCTTCGAATTGTAGAATTACTCACATCAAAGGGCGTTCACCTTGTATCTAACAAAGAAAACCTCGATACATCCACACCAACGGGAAAGCTAATGTTAACCATGATAGGCGCTATAAATGAGTTCGAAAGGACCAACTTGCTCGAAAGACAGAAAGAAGGCATAGCTTGCGCAAAAGATAAAGGTACTTACAAGAAAAAGGAAATTGACCGCGATGCACTACTCTCTTATAAAAGGGATGTTGACAGCAACAGGATCACAGTAAAAGCCGCCGCAGAAATGCTGGGTATCACTCGCAAAACATGGTATAGGCTTGTAAAGGATCTCGAATTAGCTGTATAATATACATTCAGAAGAAAGGGGAAACAACATGAAAGTATATATAATAACCAAGGGTGATTATAGCGACTATCATATATGCGCCGTAACAACCGATAAAAAGAAAGCAGAAATATTGCGTAAAGCATACAATGATCTTGACGGATGGTATAAATCCAGAATAGAAACATACGATACAGACGAGTTCTTGACAGAAATTGAAAACGGACTAAAGCTATACAGTTGCACGTTGGAACGCAACAAGCCAATGACTATATACGAGGTCGATTTAGATTATATGAACAGTAGTGATTTTAAGGTGAGATATAATCGTTCGACGTATTGTGTTTATGTATGGGCGAAAGACGAGGAACACGCCCTTAAAATTGCATCAGATAAGATTGCAGAATATAAAGCTAACAAAGAAGGTATATAAAAATGTTTGACGTGATCGCAGAATTGAAACAAGACATTCAGGATTATGGCGCCAGCTTTGAGGTTGACGCCATTTTCTCGTTGCACGATGGCAAAAGGATATACACGGACTACAATCTCATATACGATCATCCGATATATGACGATGTCCCACTTGCGCCAGGTCTTGATACTCAAAGGATGCTAGCTACCCAGCTTTTAGAGTTGCTCGAAAACCAGCAAAAAAGTTAGGGTGTGTGTGTCCTGAACGAAAAAATCCCTCCGCACTTTTCCGTGACAGGGGGGATTTTTTATATATTATGAATTTTTTTATCAAAGTTAAACAAACAAAAAAAGAGCCAAACGCTCTTGTTTACTATGAAAACCACCGTTGCCATTTTCCTTTCATAGTATTGTTATGGGTTGCACAAAGGTTGCCCAAAGGTTGCCCCATCTGTAAATCCTTTGTTTTAGTGTTTCTACAATCATATCAACCGTTCGACCCCCGCCGCCGGCATTTGTTATCCTTTTGTTTTATTATATTTCTTATTTGTTCTTCAGGTTGCCCCGGGTTGCCCTCATACATTTTCAGCGATTTTTCTAATTATTTTTTGCTTTTCTTTCAGTTCAGAAACATCGTATGTATAGTTTTGTTCGTTTACTCTCTCTGTGTGACCGAGCAAACTACTTGCAATCGTTGTTGAGACACCATCACACTTCATTCTGCTGTTTACTGTTCTTCTTATCGCATGAATAGATTTTATGCTTGAAAATTCATCCGACATAGTATAATTCCTTGCAGCATCAGAAATCTTACTTTTAGTCAACCGACCATCTTTGTCCTGAAAAACAAACTCTCCATAAAAACCATTTTCGATTTCAAAATCCCTTACTCTATACAGCAAGTTTTTGATTTCTTCAATCAACGGAAAAATTCTCTCTTTCCCTGTTTTAGTTGTAGAAATTACAGATTGTTTTGTGGTTCTGTCAAATTTCTCTGAATGCCTAATTATAATCAGTTCTTCATCGAATACTATGTCGTTCCACATCAGGGCGGCTAACTCGCCCACTCTCATTCCTGTATATAAAGCCATTTCTACGGCGAAACAACACATCTGATTTACATTATGCGCTTTAGGGTTATGCAGATATTTTAACAGGATGTGTGTGTCGTTTTCAGTAAGTATTCGCTGTTTTGTTGATTTGACAGGGGGAACATAGCAGTATTTTTTATAAATAGGCAAATCGAGATAACTTATAGGGTTTTCGGAAATTACTTTATCTCTTCTGGCTTTTTCAAACACTCCGTCTGTATATCCCATAATTTCCTTAAAAGCCCGCCATCTAATCTGCTTGTCCTTAAAAACTTGTAAAATGTGCTTTGAAAGAATTTCCTCGTTAATGTCTCTTATATCATAATGTTCGATAGGATAGTTTTCGTAAAATCGCTTATAATCAGAACGATATTTAAGGATTGTGTTTTCGCTTCTTCCGCAATTCCTTTGACGCTCTATCCATTTATCAAATCTTTGTTTGAATGTTTCATCTTTAGAATGCTCTTTGTAATATTCAACTATGGCATCCTCTAAATCCGTCTTGTTTCTTCTTTTGATCTGACGGTATTTCCCATCACTCCCTTTCACTTTAGTTTTCCAATAACCATCACTACTCGCCCAAATATTGTATTTATGCTGTGATAGATATTCTTGACGTTTCATACGCACCACTTCTTCGGCAACGGTGGCAACGTCAATATTATCACGGGCAAGCAAATATATCAACAATTCACTTTCGGTTATTCTATTGTCCGTTACCACCTAATCACCACCTAACTATTGTCTATTCCTCATTTGTCAGCAGATAAGTCCTTGATTTAGGCTCTAAAATTGCCCTTCTTTTGCCTTTTTTGTAAGGCTTGATAAATACTGTCTTGCCATTCTTATAATGCCTTATATGCCCTCTTACGCCCCAAACCTCACACCTGTACTTGATAGAATGTTTGTTCGGGTGGATGGAAACATACTTGACTATGTCGTTCAGCAAGTAGCACTCTCTTGGTTTGTACTCGTAATTCTCTCGTTCTTTCCTTGTCACTTGTGGCGACACCTTTTCAGTTCTCTTCTTGGCATATTCGATTATATAAAGCATCGTGCCGTATATAATAGCGTGCATCCGTTTTGTCGCTTCTCTTTTGCCTTGTTCGCTGTCAGCTATGTTTTCATCCATAAGACCGTCAAAGTGCCATCCTCCTGAAACCTCGTCATAACGATACGTTATATCCCATGTATCGTTAGAAAAACGTCCTTTCCTTGGGTTAAAATTTTCGAGTTCCACAAGAAACTCAAAACGCATATTCTTGTAAAGTTCTATATCCAAGATAAAGTTGTTTAGTGGGAAAAACTTATTCTTTCCCATTTCACCCATACTTCTTTCCGTATCGATAAGCCACTTGTTTATTTTACGAGCTTCTTTTGCGTCAATCACGATCCTGTCAATCTCACGTCCTATTTCCTTTATACTCATAAGCACCACCCTCTGCCTTCATCCGTTCAAGCTGTCGCTCGAATTTTGCCTTTACCTCTTTTTCCAGACTTTCATCCGTGATATGGAAAATTTCCTGTAACTGCTTCATGCAGATAAGTACATCAGCCATTTCCTCAACCAAGTCATTAATGATGCTCGGATGTATGGTAGCCGTGTCGCTTGTAGCAATCCATCTTCTAGCCTTGCTTACGGCCTGTATCAGTTCAGCACATTCCTCCATGTGTATTCCAAACTGATTATCTTGACCGTAATGCAATATGACCTCTCGCTGCTCTGGTATGTTTATGTTCATTGTGCTTGCTCCTTTTTGTTCCAATAGTATTTTTTCTGATCGTGTCTTGCTCGCCGCCTAGCAACATTTCCGCTACAACTAGGACAGTATTTCACGTTCCGTTCAATCACTACCAGCTTCCCGCATATTGCACATGGCTTGTAGTAAACCAAAAGTTTTTCGTCAAAAACGCCTTCCTTGCGCAAGATTTCAATAATGTCGTTAACGCTTGTGGCTGTAAGGTCTGCTAAAATCTCAATCTGTCTCGGCTTGTTTTTCGCGTGTTTATACATCCTTACGACCTCAAATTCTTCCAAGCAACCTAACATTTAGTCATCACTCTCGCTTTCCTGTGGTTCAATCATACGGCAACCGCAATTAGGACAATATTTGTATTCATCAATATCAGTATCTGCTGCTATATAACCACAATTGGAACAGCTAAGATTTTGATAACAATATTTTATCCACTTACCAGTCTTTCTCTGAGGTGTTACGGATGGCAAATTGCATAACTTCTTAAACTGCCATTCATATCCTTGTATCTGTCCTTGCTCCGCAACTCTAATAGCTTCTTCTCTGCTTATTGCATCCTCACAAGGCTGTTGTACTCTTTCCTTGGATTTTTTGTTAAGCGCATTAATTATTATCGAATATTCGGCATCCGTGATATGTCCATCGTGTCGTAGCTTTGAGAGTTTTGTTTTTAACTTCATTCTGCATCCTCACTTTCTACCTCATACCGCTGTGGTAATGGTTGCCATGCTATAACCTCATTACAAGTCATTACCACCCCACCTACTACATGGAATACCCCATGCGCCAAATAACATTCCCCCATACCGCCTAGATTGAATTGGCAAAGAACGTGTATATAATCTTCGGGCAACCTCTCGCTACATGGTATCCAATCTGTCTGCTCTAATGCTTGAATTGCCTTTTCGTTTGCTTCAAAACTACTTCTCATACAATCCGCGTTTATTACTTGTTTTTCGTAGTCATACACATTTTCATCTTTTGCAGCCGTTACGAGATTTTCGTTGCGCTCTTTCAAGTGTACTATTGCTTCTTCATTCGTCATTCTGTCTCACCTCTTCACATTTCTCTGGAACAATAACCTCTGTGATGTCGTACCTAATTGTTGGAATTTCGTCAAAATGAAATGTTGTCTGTATTGTCATATCTCTGTAATTCTTTGCATTTTCAACTATCTCGTTATATCTCTTTCTTAATTCCTCAACAGCATTACCTCTTGTAAAAACATCTTTACTCATTCTTATCCTCCCATCTGTGATATAATTCACAACCTATCCATCCGATCAATACAGGAATTATGTTTCTGATAATAAATATCATTCGCTCTCACTCCCCTCATATAGCTTGCAAGCCTTCTGACTTGCTTGATGATAGTTAACACGGTCTTTTTTCTCGCATCTTCCATCTTCCCTTGTATCTCCGTTACGATACATAAACGAAAAATACTTGCACGAACCGCACTTGCTTTCATAATCTCTGATTTTCTTGCCTGTCATTCGCTATCACTCCCCTCAAACACACATTCCCACTTGCTACACCCTTCCTCTGTGTAAAACTCACACGCCTCGCAAGGTCTGTCCTTTAAGTGGCTTACTTGTCCTAATGCCTTGATTGCCTTGCAAATAGCTTCCATAACCAATAATTGTGTTGTTGAGTTCCCGACACCTCTTCTTGGCATCGGTGCTATTCTATTTAATAGTTCAATCGCTTCTTTATTTGTCATCCCTCAACCTCGCTCTCTCTCTTACGCAAATCTTCATAAAACTTTTCAAGTTCCTCAAATTCTCCAATGCTTAATCCGAACACTTCAAAATACGCATAGGAGAAACAAACATCAACGATCAAGCCTTCGCCAGCATATACCGTTGCCATCGGATCTCCGAGGATATTTCTGCTATTAAATATTCCACAATCAGCAACTTTATAATATTTACTGACTATTTCCTTTGCTTTTTCAAGTTTTGTCATTCGCTATCACTCCCCTCTATGTACTTGTCGATAATGCTGTATATGCTTCCAAACACATTTTTGTTGCAAATAGTACAATCGTCTGTTTGCGATACATCAGCAAATCTGCAATCAAGCTCGTATCTTCCTATATCGTCTTTTATCTTGCTTAATATTTCTTTTACATATTCTCGCTGTATTATTTCGGCTTTCCATACTTCTATCCTGTCGGTCTTTACCTTATCAACTAACATTCGTTATCACTCCCCTCTATGATGGTTGGAGCTTTTCTCACATAATATGGGTCAATTAGTATTAACTTCATTTGTCCCTCTCCATAATCCTGTTTCTTGTCGAGAAGCGCATCCGCATCAATCAGCCTTCCATGATGCTCTGGAAGTATTTTGCCATTTATCAAAGCATTTCTTATCTCTTTATCAAATTTCGTTCCTTGGTCGTATTCTTTTACTGCTGTTTTGAAATCTTCTTCATTTTCTAACCATTCAAAATTTGGTATCTTAATTACTATCTCCATCAGCATTTACCTCCATCTTGTACATAGTCGGATCTACTTTCTTAAATCCAAACTTTTCATAGACATGGATTGCTCTATCATTATCAGCTTCTACCCAAAGATTAGTAAGCATATACATCTGCATCAATTCATTCAATATTCGTGTCCCATAACCCTTGTTCTGATATGGTTCATAAATCACAAATCTTGAAAGCATACGCTTAGTAACCTCTATTTCAGCTTCGCCTACCTTAGTGTCTCCTATAAACAATTCCACTTCTTGATATAACTCATTTTCATTAATCCTCACATCTGTTGGTATCATCAGCGTTTACCTCTATTATCTTTCCATCTTCATATCTACATAATTTGCCATTCTTTGAGTAGTAAGGACATAGAACTGCATTATTAGCTGTTTTATGAAAATAAATATATAAAATATGAGTATCTTCATCCGCTACAACGTCATCAGAAAAATCAACGTATTCTATAACTCCACGCTCTGCCCTACTCTCGATGTTCTCGTATTCATACCCACATCCAGAACAACACATTAAACAGATAAGCAACAATAAACTAATTCTAATTTTCTTCATTAGCGGTTACCTCCACGATATTGTTAAACAATTCCTTTGTGCTAAAATCTAAAACCATTTTTGTTGTTCTATGCCTATCATCCTGCGCCACTTCAAATCTGCACATAACATAACCTTTATTCTCAAAATCCTTATATGCCTTCAACTCTCTCAGCCACTCTGCAAGCTGTCTAAAATTCAAACACCCTTGTAAGTCCTGCTCTTGACGTTCATGTTCCGCATTATGTTCTAAGATTTTAATTTGTTCATCTATCGTCATTCTGCACCTCCGTCAACATAATGAGCGATTATTGACTCCGCAAGGAACAACCCTCTCACTTTGCCATTATCAATATCATTCCAGTTGATTATCTCTTGATTTATTTCTTCTCTTGCTGTCTGATAGTTTTGTAACTCTCTCAGCCACTCCGCAAGCTGTCTGTGTTCGGCTGCGCACTTCATACATGATTCATATTCATCAGCATCATATAATCGCAATACTCCATCATCTTCTGTTTTATCTATTTCCATAATATTAGACTTTGCTGTTATTTCTTGTTCTTCGACCACTTCTTTACAATGCTTGATCGCGGTTTCTAAATCTAACATAGTTACACCACCCTTCTACAAATCCGTTGAAAATCCTCGTTCTTCCAGCCACCTTTTCGCCTCAAATGTTTCTCCTGGCGTTGCGCTAACCATGTGAAACACAGCTTTTCGCATCGTTATTTCAATGATCTCGTCAGATGGCAAGTCCAGGTTGTAAACGCCTCTTGCTCTATACTTGTTGTAAAAAGCCTTGAAACGCTTTACGTCATAGCTTTTCATTACCTCGTCACGTTCTTTCAGCCAAATCTTTCTCTCTTTGTTTGTCATCATTTCTTTAGTCCTCGCATAATTTAATAAAATCACTCTTGGCCTTTTCTCTGATTTCGTCTGAAACCTCCTTAAAAGCCATTTCATGTGTATATACAGGTCGCCCCATGATTTCTTCGACGTACTCATGAAAAATCTTGTATTTCGTGCCTGTAAGCATCGTGTAACCTGTATATGCCATTACTATTGCTCGCTCTCTGTCTGTCATTCGTTTTACCTCATTACCAGCTAACAGCTATGTCTATCTGTGTTTCGTTGTAGTATGCGAAACCGCCTGTATCGCAGACAAGCGCCGTTCCTAAGCTTGTTTCAACGATACTCCCTCTAGGTCTGATGCTAAAAGCCGCCGCACACATCACATAGTCACCTAACATCTTGACACCATCCTCACGAACCCAATACGGATATTCCTCTTCGCTATACCCCATGCCTCGCATAATTGATACAACGCCACTCATGTTCAGGTTGTAGTACGTTTCTTTTCCGCTGGGACCATTGAACACGCCACTTTGTTTAGTCAAGTGCTCGCTCATGGCACCATTCACTATCGGATTTTCCTCAATCTCAATAATCTCGGCTTCAAAATATGAGTTATCCACAAAAGGCTTTTCAACTTCCTCGTAGTTATCGGCAATTATTGCGCCTGTATCTTCTGTGATCTCACCTGAAATTACTGTTTCATCACCTATGCCCTCGATAGTTGGGATCTCGCCAAACGACACCAGCGTTAGCATACTTGCGACTATGACTTCTTTAACCATTTCTTTTACCTCGCTTTCGCTTCATCCTGGCTATGCTCTCTCGCAGATAATAGCCTTCCTCTATTTCCTTGACCTTTGCTTCGTTCATTTCCTTGCGTTCCTGTGCAAACTTGATATATGGCTCGCAAGTCGAGTGACATCCCACATGGCGCTTTTCACAATCCTTGCAAGGTGCGTTAACTTTCATCAGCATCCTTCTTGCCTCCTATCGTTATGATTATGTCGTCAATCTTTACCCCGAATATTGCCGAAAGCCTTACAAGGTTGTCAGGGTTAGGCACATTGTTGCCCTTTAACCATTGATAGATATATCTTGGTGTTTTCATTCCCAGCATCACTTGTAAATCAAACACGTCAAACTTGTTCTTCTGCATAAGTCGCCTAATGTTTGTGCCTGTGCTTTCCATATCGATAACAGGCAAGTCTAATCCATACCGCATCTTATTCCTCCTTCATCTTTCTCTGTCTGCTAGCAGCAATCAGATTTCTCACGCTTTCTTCAGGAAAGTGTATCTGATACGTTCGCTCGTTAATGCGGTTAAGTATTCTGTCGTCATACGACAAGTCCTCTAACCGCTTGTTGCTCGTGTATAATGTCATCAGCTTGTTGACGTATCTTGTGTTGATGATCTGGTAAAATTTGTCATCCAGCCAATCACGATGTACTTCTGTTCCGAAGTCGTCTATCACCAAAACCTCCGTGCTGTTCAGATACCTCATAAGGCTGCTTTCGCTTGCAAACTCAGTATCAGACCTTGTTTCCCTGTCCCATGTGGCTTTTATTTCGCTTATAATGTCTAGGCTAGTTACAAACCGTACATTCATGTTGTGTGCCTTAATCAGCTCGTTAGCTAGGCTACAAGCCATCCTGGTCTTGCCACTACCTTTCGTTTCCGACCAAAGATAAATCCCAATGCCCTCTTCTTTCATTTCGCCAAAATGTGCCAGCCAATACTTGATGTCCTTGACAGCCGACATTAGTGTTGTTCTGTCTGTATAAACGTCACCGCTAAAGTTATCCAGCTTTACATCCTTGTATGAGTTCGGGATGCAAGCAAATTTTATCTTGTTAGTCATGATGCGTTCCTTGTAACACTTGCACGGCTTTGATGTGTTCGTTTCCTTGTCGTAAACCCAGCCTGTATCGTTACACATTGAACAAAGTCCTTGTGACAGCTTCGATTTGTTTAGCGTGTTCTCGCTCCCACGCCTCTTGATCTCGTTCAACTTTTCCTCTATCGTCATTGTTACCCCTCTTCAAATAATCAACAAACGGAGTGTTAGGTCCTAAAAAGGTTGCACACAACTTGATATACTTCTCTTCCCTGTGTTCCTTCTTACATTCCTCGGCGTAATTCTTGACAGCCGTTAACAGTTCCTCTTCTGAAAATCCATCCTTAAGGCGTGCCTGATAGCACTTGTAGGCTTTTGATTTCTCTTTGTGCCTCGGATATGCACTCCATAATTCCTCAAAATGCACACTATATATATTTATATTTTCATTCTTTACATTCTTTATATTCTTTTCATTATTGTTTGTTTCGGACCGTGTACTAGGGCGTGTACTAGGGCGTGTATCAGTTGGTGTATCAATAGGTGTATCAGCTTGTGTACTAGCAACTGTATCAGTAGGTGTTTCGCTATCTTGGTAAACGCTATAATTTTCAACGGTTATAAGTGTTCGGTGTGTGTCACTCTCTCGTGTTATCATTCCGTCCGCTTCGAGAAGGTTCAAAAACACGGAAACTGTGCTTAAAGACCATTTCCAGCGTTCGGCTAATTTTCGCATTGATGTAATGAATTGACCTCTCTTTACAAGGACGATCTCGCCATTGAAATACAACCTCTTGTCGCTGTGATTTGCTGTAAGTAAAATATCAATCCATGCACTTCTGCGATTGTGCCTTTCGTCACTATCCCAAATCCAGCAATCCTGTAATTTTCTGTGCAGCTTTATATATCCCATTCCCATTTAATCACCACCTAACCATCGGTTTTTCGTAACGTAATCACCACGTTAGATCCAAAATACAGCGTTTCCTTTAAGTAACTCGCTATAACCATCCATTCATCCTTGTCCGTGTCGACGTTCAGGAATACAGGCGATACATATTTGTCGTCATTAATTCCGTCAGGCTCTAACATAATCTCAATCTTCACTTGCTTGTCCTCCCTCACGATAATATTCTTCCGAAGCCTTTGCTCTGGACTATGACAGCCCTAAACTTTGGCATCCGTACAATCTCTCCAACTTGACAGACCTTATCGAGAAATACGTCTTTGTAGATAACTGTGACCTCGACATATCGTTCTGCATCACTCGGTGTATAGTCTTTTTTAGGTTTCGTATTTCCAAGTTCCTTGCGCCACGCCTCGATAATAGGCTTGTTGTCGTAGCTATATTCAAACTTTGGTACATCCAAAAGTATCTCAACATCAAAGTCCATGTTGAAAGGCACTACATGGGCGTTCTGACCGTCCTGTACGCCGATTTCAGGCAATACAGATATAGGTGTGGTAATAACGGGCACTCCCATTGTTAAAGCCTCTACAATCGAATAACAGAAGGCTTCATGGTCTGATAGCTGCACTAGGTATGTCGCCTTTGCTATGTAGTCAATCACGTTGCTGGTAGGTTGCATCCTAATCATGTTTTTGGGTGCGCCAGCAACATCACGATTGCTAAAGTACAGCCATAAAAACGGAATACCTTTTTCGTTCAGCTTTGTTGCTAACTGTAACATTCGCTTTTCACCCTTTTCGCTGGTGTCTAGCCTTGTTGCCGATACGAGGAAAAGCATATCTCTAGGCTTTGGCTCTGATACCATATTTTTGATGGGTGTGTGTGGTAAGTTCCAACTATCAGCGACAGCCTTTGAAACAGGGATGATTTCGTTTCTGTCATGTTTCATCGGAAAACCCATCTTGCAAGCGTGCTGTACCTGGATTGATCGCTTGTATTCGATGTTACAAGGGATGTCGTCAAGTATGCTCATCATCAGCAAGGTGTCACATTTCATGTGCACGAAAGTTCCCATTTTTTCACACCTAACCTTTTCAGATAGTCGTTTGAGCATCCCCATTTCACACTCGTTATAGACAACCGTAATGTCGTAGTAAGGTGCCATGTTCTCGCAGAAGTTCAACATGAATGTTTCGATGCCGCCAAACAGATTGATGCTTGACTTATAAAGCACGACTTGTGTTATTACAGGCATCGGAATTATCTCTGCATACCTTGCGGGTTCGCCTCTTACTTCCATTACTCGGATAGGTCTAGGTGTCATGACTTGTGCATATTTGACAAGTTCGGGGATCTCATTTGTGTTACAGAAAACGATTATTTCGTCCGTTTCATCTGCTTTTTTGATTTCCTCTAAAAGCCAAGTCATATCTTTTCGGATGTGATTGTAGTTGTAGAGGATGCGCTTTGTTTCGAGCAATCCTTGAAACATCTTTTTAGATTTGCTGTCAGGCAGCGAAGTTCTGTAAAAATACATATAGTCCGTCACGACAGCACGCTTTCCACTATCTAAGTCTAGCTTTCGTGTGAATTCTTCATCCTCTGCTGCTCCCTTGTTGACATTAAATCTCACGTCACCGATAAATGATCGCTTGAAACCTCTTGTGCAAGCGCTTGGGTTAGGTAGTCTGCTGTTCTCGTTGTGCAACCTTACGTCATATTGATTGCCGCCAGGTAACGACTTCCACGAGTATTCGATATAATCAAATTCCTCTGTTTTTAGCTTGTTTAACAGGGTTTCAACAAAGTTATCGGCTACTAGGTCATCAGCATCGATAAACTGTATCAATTCGCCTTTAGATGCTGTCAGACCTCTGTTTCTAGCCGCCGAAACACCCTTGTTAGTCTGTCTAATCAACTTTACCCACGGACGGTCAATCTTTAATGCTGGTTCGCTACCATCGTCCACAACGATAACTTGCACTTCGTCTGTAATCTGCTTTTCTAAACAATCCAGCAATTCTGTGATATATGGCTCGGCATTATATGCTGGAATGATAATTGACAGCTTGATGTCTGCTGTCTTACGCTTTCGTGTTGCCATTTAATAACTCCTTTAGCAAGTCGCCATATTGCGACAAAAATCTATCTTTCCAAGCTACATCCCATTCAGCAACCTTTGTATAGTTGCGTTCAATAGCTGGTTTCATGTGGTTATAAACATCCCTCATTCGTCTTTCATCACATCCAAGCGCTTTTATAAATCGCCTGACTTCTGTTCCGTCCTTCGCTTGTATGATGCCCCTTGTATCAAAATAGTCACCGATTTTCCTTGCTCCCAGATAGATGGGAACGGTCTTGTGAGAAAAACAGTTCAGAATTTTCTCGGTGAACCAAAAGTCATCTATGTAGTTCTCAATAGCGACAGCAAATCGATACTCGGCGTGTGCTGTGTAAGTATCAACTGTTGCAGATTTGTTCCTGAATGTTCCGTAAACGTCTATAAGGCTTGAATGTTCAAATTCAATCGCTAAAGCCTTGCGCAACTTGTGCAAATCACAAAGTTCCTTGTCGCTTGAAATTAGCGATATACCTTTAGTTTTAGGTACATCAGCCCATCCCCATACATCACCCCACAATAGAAACCTTGCGTTCGGTAGCTTTAGCAACTCGCTGTCATGTGTGAATATGTAATCAAATTCCTCTGAATGACTTTCCACATATTCGTATGATTTGCTTATTGATCTTGGCTCTAGCATTAATGCAAAAGCTGGTCGTTCAATCTTTTCTCGCCCTATAACCTCGTTCGAGTAGCAATTCACATATTTGTCGCCAGCACTCGGTTTGTTGTCTGGGAAATGGTCGTAAATCGAATGAGTTTTAATCTTTAACATTTCTTTGTTTCCTGTTTCATGACATCCATCAGTTTCTTAACGTCACTTGGCTCGTCTATGTCGCAAGTGTAATCATTAATGACCGTGTAATTCGTGTAATCAATCTTGTTCAGCTTTGTTCCCTTAATGACTTGCCATAGTTCCCACATGATAGGCTTGCGCTTGAATACGCCCTTTTGGTCGTACAACTTGCACATTTCAATACAATGTCGAAGGAATGTTGGCTCTGCCACCTTAAGTGCAAATGGTTCAGCACTTTCCTTGATAAACCTTTTGTCAAATGGTGGCGCACTTGCAAAAAACTCAATCTCATTTGTTTCTGTTTCAACAATCTTTTGGATAGCCTCTGGACTAAACACCACGTCACCGAATATGTAGCAAGTTGGCTCATTTGTTGGATAAAAGGCATCACACCAATAACCGTCATAGTCGTTATATGCCCTCGCTACATAGCTGTTAACGTGATGCAAGACAGGCACTCCCAGCCCTTCAAATCTGCTGTCGTTCGAACTGATCGCTATGTCCTCGATACCGTTCTCCCTTAAAAGCCTTATTGTTCTTTCGACAATCTTTTCTCCGTTAATCGTCAGTAGGTGTTTCGGCGTTTCCCACATTTCGTACTTGCCTCCACACATGACTATATATTTGTAATCACTCATTTTTAGACCTCTTTTATTTGCTCTTATTTTGAAAAACTAGCGCACCCATATATTTGTAGGTGTATGTGTATTAAATGGATTTATGAGTGCGCTAGGCACGTCAGACAGGGGAATTTATCCTGTCACCTTGCCATACTTTGATTTTTCAATCGCATCTGTATCAATGTCGCCGTTATCATCAGGCATTTTGTGGTAGTTCAGGAATTCCTCAAACTTTTCCAACGCCTTGTCTTGGTTCTTGTTCGGCTTGCTACTCTTCTTCGAATAGTTCAGATGCTTCTCAAACAGATTTGCGACTTCTCTGCTGGCTCGTTTATAGCCCTGTTTTAATCCATCACGATAGCCTTTGGATGCCTTATATTGCCCTAAAGCAGATTTTCCTTTACCTTGCCCTCCTGTTGTGATGTTATACATTTGAAAACCGTCATCAGCGAAGTTCTTAATTGTGGCTATCTCCATTTCGTCAAGTTCTTCTCTTTTGCAACTCCTGTATGCCAGCTTCCATCCAAAAGGATTATCCTTGCTATAAAACTTATGCTTTTTTAGGCTTAATGCTATGTGATCGTATTCAGCCAGATGTGATGCACACCTCTCACATAACTTCACGGCTTGTCCGACATACGCTCTTTTGATACCGTTTTCATCAACTCGGTAAAACGCATATATTCCTGGTGAATAAGGGATGCCCGGACAGACCTTTTTTATTCTTTCTTCACGCTCTCTTTTCATGGCGTAAATTTTTTTGTAGTTTGGTGTATTGTTATAAGCCATTACTCGTCCTCCCCATCATTCTTAAGGTGTGGCAAATCTAGTATCAAATCTTCCTCGCCGTCAAAGTAATCGCTGTTTTCAATCACGATTTCTGAAGGGTCAGGTATAGGCATCCCATCTGTTACAGGGCCATCATCATCCTTGACTACTACTTTGTTTGCGCGCACAAGTTCAAATCTTGTTACCATGATGTAAAAGTAAAAGTGGTATTTTCCTGTTTCGTTGTCTTTCTGATAGTCGGCTTGCAAAATGCCCTCAATAATTGCTGCTTTACCTTTTGTGAGTGCGATTGCAGCTTTCTTAACCATCGTTTCTCCGCAGAATTTTAGGTTGAAAAAATCAACTTTCTGCTTTTTGTTGTAAGGATATATCCTGTCAACCGCTAACTGTGTTACTCCAACCTTGAAGGTTGAGTTTGGTTTGATGTTGCGAACAATAAATCCGCTAACGTATATTCTGTTCATGATGTAACTCCTAAAATGGTACTGCGTCTATGTTGTATGTTTCCCCATCCTTGCACCATCCCCATCTGCACCAAGCTGGTATGTAATCAGGTATCATTTCTGCAACCTTGTCTCTGTCAAGACCGCCAGACTTGCTCATGTGGCAAAACAATACTGTGTGCAGTTTTCTTGAATTATGCCTCACAAATTCAAGTGTTGTTCTTGCTTCGGCGTGACCTCTCACCAAGTGTCGCAAATGATCGTTGTCATTAGATACGTTTTCGGTTGTATAGTTCAATTCCACAAGCATTACCGTAATGTTTCGCTCACGCAAATCGTAGCCTATGAACTCATAATCCGAGGCATAAAGGATTGTTTCATCTCCAACTTTTATGATGAACGCCCTACAAGGCACGTCGTTGTGGTAAACATCGAAGCTCTCGATTTCAAACTCACCCAGCCTTGTCTTGGCTCGTTTCACCTTTTCAGCCCAATAAGGCGCAAACACCTTTATACCCATGTTTCGTAGCTTGGTTTCTGACTTTGAGTGGTCGAGGTCACAGATGCCGATGGGTTATACAACAACCAACTACCGAACCAATGTCATATCCAATGCCCTTTTTTATTTCAGATATTGATACACCAGCATCCAGCAAAAGTATTTTTCCGCTGTCAGCCTTGATGTAATACGCATTTCCCGTAGATCCAGTTGCAATTACGCCCAAAAGCATCTAATCACCCCCTTTGTCTTTATTGTTTTTTTCTTTTTCATACAATTCCTGTCTTTTCTTTATTGGCATTATGTA